AAAGTAACTAAGTAAAACTAAAGAATCTACTTCTAAGCGAATAATAATAATAAAGCAAGAGAACATAATAATAAAACATATGATATGATAAAATAATAAATGAAATGATTATGCAAAATGACTTCTCAGTACAAGCACGTTGTTGCTACGCAAAAACCGCACATGTATTTCTACTGATATGACCGATGACGAGTCGGTAATCTCAGAGCCAGGTAGTCAGCCTGTGCCCAAGTGATAGAATAATAATAAATAAACAAATGAAAACACTTAATCATCCTCCATATTACAATTATCTTCTTCGAAATTCTGATCAAATTCGAAGGGTTCGTTTTCCACCACACTCAAGGTGAAATACGTGTCCAGGGTTTCGGTAACTCCTGGACCATCTACAACATACAATTCCTGCTTCTCATAGATTTCGCGTTCCCATTCGGGAAAATTAAACTCAACCGTCACGCCTAACGATTTGAGTTGGTTGATGAATTTTTCGGTTTCATCTTTACCGTGATGAGCCATCATCTGGACTGCTGTGTCCATCTTTTGCTGGAAAATACCTAGATCCCCATCATTTGCTTTCTTTTGCCACATGACCTCCCGATAGATGACCTTCTTAGGTAGTGGCGCTGCCATGTACCCCGTTCTACATACGAAAGGAGACTTCAAGAAGGTTAAGTCTACAAGAGGTTCTATCGGAACGATTCCTGCAGTTTTCGCTGCACTAGTCACACTCATTCCCAACACAGTAGCGTACTGGAAAAAAGCTTCTCTATTAAAGTACTCCAACACCTCATCTCGTGCTCCCACGATGAGATCATCCCCATACGTTAATGCCCTCACATCCTTATCAAAATCCTTGAGAGTAAGAGGAAGTCCCTGCATTACACGAGAAATGAGGTAACACGCCAGCACGTGGTACCAATTAGTAATCGAGTTGAAAACGTCAGTGATGGGTGAACCGGAACAATTTCCGATCTGTTTCTCCATCACCTGATCTCCAACAACGATTGTAGATTG